GATCATCTGGAATTTTACCCTGATAACTCCAAGAACTTTCAATCTTTTCGGGTATATCTCTTTTGAAAAGCCGAATCAGTCGTTCAAAGAGACTTTTACTTTTTTTGCGATTGCTTCTTTCTTTTCTTTTGGTTTTGCTGGCGGTAAAGCATCTGGAAATGCTTCCCTTACAATATCTTCTGTAAGATTTTTATATTTTGTTTCCAATATTTTATCTTTGGCCAAACAAAGATCGTCACCCTCAGACCAATGAATTCCCTCAAGCATTTGAATGAATAATTGTTCTTTTTTCATTTTATGTAGATTGATAGTTTCATCTAACCAAATGTACATACGTCGAAATTCTGCAAATAAATTCGTTTCCGAATATCCCATGGGGATAGATTCATCTCGCTTATGAGGAGGATGACCTGGCGGCAAATGCACCTTGACGTCGGGATTAAAATTAATCTGAAGCACGCCACGTAACACCGGATGATCATATGCGCGAAGAACATTAATTCTATCTTGACGAGTTGGCGCTTTATTAACCTCATCAAAAATTTGTGGTATGGTTGTTTTCATTAAAATTCCTCAATTAATTCTAGCATGTTTTTCATTTTATGCTCAATGAAATAATTCAAAAGCATACTCTTATTTTTACTCGGCTGTTCTGTATAGTTATTTATAATTGCGTCTTTTACAGATACTGGAATTTTTGTAAAATCTACAAGTGTTTTATTTCTTTCAAATCTAGTTTTAAATTCTAAATCATTTGGCATCAACGATCTATCTTTATACCATGCTTCCATTTTCTTTGTTGAAATTGGTGTTTGCCTCACTCCTGCTACAATTGAATCGTCAGCAGATAGCACATTAGGAACGCCATCGCCTTTATCCCCTTTAATCGTGTGTTCAAAAATATATTGCTCAGCCGACATCTCAGGTTTAACAAATTTTTTCTGAGTAGGTGAGAATTGCTTTATATTTTTAAATTTTTGCAACTGAATAAAATCGTGATCACCTGACAGAATTAAAAATGGTTTTGGATCATCGCCAAATATAGACCCCTCTTGCAGATCATTTGTCTGAGACCACTCGGCCAAAATTGCAATCACATCATCGGCCTCGGCATTTTCAATATTAATAACCTTATATGGAAATATAACATCGATTTCGTTGCGTATAAGATTCAACGCCTCAAATATCGATTTCCAATCTAGACCAGATGCCTCTCTTGCTTTTTTACGGCCGGCCTTATAATACTGAAATTCTTGACGCCTCCAGTATGTTTTATTATCACATGCAATAACTAGTTGCCCATATTCTTTTCCAAATTTTTGTTTATAACCGCGAATTGAATTTAAAATCATGTGGCGCAGGAGTGGCACTTGAATTTCAATATCAGTTCTTCCACCAATTTCTGCCATCAAATTTGAGATGGCAGTTTGACTATAATCAACAACTATCATAATATATCTTTCTAATTAAGCGGTAAGTGTGGTGTCTGTATATGAAGTTGGAACGGTACCGGCCAATACTTTTGCCTGATATTCTACAAAAGGCGTTAGTGCTTCTTTTGCCGCTGGACGAATCGTTGCATTTACTAATTGATTACTACATCCAGATAATAGACTAAATGCTAGATTTGTTATATATGTTTCTACAGCCTTCTTGACAATCATCTTATTTAATTTAGACGTAACTGTAGTATTAAATAAATCAATTGAATTCTGAAAAGTATTTAACGAACTCAATAACGTCGTGTATCCTACTTGATTTGCAAGTAGTTTAATAATATCAGTTTTTACCTGAGTTATAAGTGTGCCGGATTTAAATCCATCTATTAGAACTTGCAAATCTACATCTGGCACATCTGCTGCAGGAGCACATCCGTTACCGAGCAGATCTGCTAAAGTACATCCCCCAAATCCGCCACCCGTACCGCTAGAAATTGCGTATGGATCAGTTACTCCAGACAGTACATCGGTATGTGTTTTGAAATTAGTTAACGAAGTTTTAATACTAAGAAGTTTTGCGTGTTCTGCTTCATATCCTCCAAGAGGAACTCCGGGATTAAGCGGATCTTCAATTGCGGCAAGTCTTGTAGTAATGAATCCTATTGTTTCCGTTGTTACGGTCCCAACAGGATTATAAAAAAATTGTTGCGCCATTGCAGTTGCAGCATTTGTATCGTAACTTGCAGCATTTAATGCCGTAGTTACTTGTTCTACAAATGTTGCAAGTTGAGAGAATTCGCTAGAAATTCCCCCGCCTTTTGTAATTTGTTGCAGACCCTGCGACAACTGAGTATATACTTGTTGTAATGGGCTACCACCAATTTGAGATAGTACAATTTTAATTAATTGACAATATGTTAATTTTAACGCCATTTGATTCCTATTTAATTACCTTAAGGATAATCATTTCTGCAGCAGTTCTACCATTAACAGATTGTTCTTTAGTAGGGATAGTATCCATAAATTTGCGTAATTGTACTTTATTAGAAGCCATTAAATTTTTAATTTGTTCTGCGGGTTTACGCAAAGTTTTTTGACTTGACATATCTGGTTCATAGTTTTGAAGACACGTTCCTTTAACTTGAATTCCGGGACCGTCTCCGGTTTTATATGTAATCAACTTACGTGTTTTACAATTATAAAACCATACTTGTAGAGCTCCAATAATTTCAGTAGGAGAAACAGATTTCAATCCGAGATCGATATCTTCTTTCTTAAACTTTAATGCTTTAACTTGTATACCGGGGGCCTTGGGTTTAATAATTCGTATCTTACGATTTGCTTTCTTAAACTCTGTATATTTATCACATTCCTCAATAAATTGCGCTAAAGTTTTTACAAGTGATTTAAGTTCTTTTTTTGTATAGTTAGAATATGCCTCAACGATTTGAGTATCTTTTCCCTCATACACCTCAATAAATTCTCGCAACTTTTTCTTTACCCATTCTTTAACATCTGGCACATATGGTTTAGGTATAGTATTTGCTTGCAAATTCTTATATAGAGAAAAATCAGTTTTATCTTTAATCATTGTATCAAAAGAACCTTCAAGTTCCCCTATATACTCTGAAATCTTTTCTTTCATAGCATCTTGAATAGAAATTCTTGGTGCCGAAGAAGTATTTTTTACTACAATAGGGGGAATACTGGCGTCTATATTATTAAGGGTATTCTTTAAATACGAAGTAAATTTTATAAGATGATTATTACTAATTTGACCATCTCGCATAATAATACGAGAAATCCAACCATAAGAATTTACAATATTTACATCTTTCACTTGATCAAATATTTTTAATTCACTTGGCATAGTAGACTTAACATACTCTCGCATATATTTGCGAGCATCTGTTTTTGTTTTTTCGGTAGAGTACCAAGTCATAGTACGCATTAAATTTATTGCGTAATCATCGGTTTCCGGTGTCAGAATTTTGACATCTGGTTCATATTCTACGAAGCGAGCACCTTTAGCCATAGGGTTCCTTATTTAGTATAACCTAATTATAACACCTTTTAGTACCCGTGTCAACCGTAAGGTCATTGTTTTTCGGCTTCTGCTAGTTTACGCTGCTGTTCCTTGTAGATTTCAAACGTACTAAGCTCTTCATCCAAAGTAACATCAAGAAATTTACCAAATTCTTTTTCCATATAAAAGCGGGCCATACTTTTAGTGCATTGATCCATAAGACTAGTAGTTTCATTTTGAAGCCAAAAACGAATAGGTGATTTGCCCCATGTTTTATGCTTTAGTGCATTATGAAATATTTGTCGATGTTCCTTACTAGTAGGATTAAATGTTTCCCAATGCCTGCCATATTGTTCAATTTTGCTCATAATAAACTCCAATAAAAAGATTACTCTGCATTTTCATTATCTTCCAGTTGTCCCGGACAATTTGCATACTCATCATGACATAGTATGACACCCAAAGTAATATGAATGCTAAAATATATAAAAATTAAAAACGCAATACAAAAAATAATTTTAAGTTTACCATCAATCATCGTTATTATCTTTATAAATTTTTTCTGCTATAATGCGCTTACCCGCGTCTTTTCCAAAAGACCAATTTTCATGATATACTTTTACTAATCCCCTACGATAAAGAGATTCAATAGTAATCATCATCATAAACTGGTCAATTTTTTCCATTAACTCATCATCATTATTAGAAATAATGCCCTCTGCTCTAGCTAGCATTTCCGCAATTAATACAATATCAGCTAACGCCGGATTTGTAATTTCTGTATTATGATTTAATTCTGTATTTTCATCTATAATATTTTTTAGGATTTTAAGATCGGGCAACGATATTTTTTTTAGCCATTGCCCCACAGTTGTATATGGATTTGTTTTTAAATCTGCAGCAAGAACTCTAGTAACATTAAGACATTCTTTACATGAGATTACCATATCATAATTAATAGTAAATCCTGGATTTAGATCTTCGACTTCGTCTTCTTCAAAGTTCATTAAATTTAATCTCAGCTTCTAATACGGCAATTGCGTCTTCTATTTTTGGTATCAAATGATTAAATGTGTGTGGATATACAAGACCATATAACCATTTGTCGCCATCTTTAATTTTTCCTTGATTGAATAATATATTAATATCTTCTAGAAGTTTTAGAATAGATAGTTGTTCTTTAGAATTCATAACACGATTATAATCCCGTTAGTATGACGTGTCAATACAATAAAGAAAAATTTTCTTTATTCTGCTCGACGTGGTTGAAAAAATCCATCTTTCCAAGATTCCCACATTGCAGTTTGCAT